CCCCCTCGAAATGCCAATCCATAGCCAAAACCGCCTGTCTCTTGGTAGTTTGTTCCAGTGCAATTTTCAATAACAAAATCTACCAAACAATACGTTGAAATAGCATGATTGCCTGAAAAGCTAACACCGTGAACATTGCTTATCTTGCCTGTTACTGACTGAAGCACAATAGGAGTTCCAGTATCATCCTCAGGTGTCGTTACCGTTAAGTCTGAAATATCTAATACAGGGGCATTCATTTCCTGTAGACTAAATCCCGTTGTTAAAACGTCAAGCTCTAGTCCTTCGCGTAGAGTTAAAACATTTCCAATCTTTGAGACTACATTAATTATGTCTCCATCACGATGATAATCTCTACTGCCCTGAAACGAAGAATCTGAATTGTTAATTATCACTAGGTAGTCCCCAGCTTCTATACTTGAAGCGTCAGACACATCTAAAGATAAATCTCCGATGTTGGCGGAAGCTGCTATTGTCGCAGAAGATGCTATGCGGTTATCACCAATAAGAATAGAACTGTAACCTGTTGATATTTTTTGCATTATTACAAATAAGTTTAGGCGGATAATGTAAAACTACATTGGCGCTTAGTGTATATTGTGCGTCTTTATCAAAATGTACAGGGTATTCCAAACCATCAATAGCCGCCAATGCCGCTGAAATGTCGGTTCCGACCACGGCACCAACGCAGCTATTGATACGCTATATGAAACCACTCGCTTTGCTACCTTAGTTGTCAGCGGTAAGATCATCAGCAAGACCAACATAAATACCATTCAACGTATCAGCCGCAAGCTCAGCAGAATAATCCCCTGCAATAACATCAAACACGCCAGACCGACCGCCAGCGTTAAGGCTGAACACATAGCCAACCGGAGCAGAGTAGGCTTCCATAGCGGCTATGCTTGTTACGCGAATGACGCGATTAGTTACTTCCCAATCTACCCAATTAGTTCCGTCATCTGAAACAGGATCGTTATCGTTTTGAGAAACCAGCGATTTGTAAACATTACCGTCAGAACCTTTAGCTAACCCTCCAATAGGGTAAGTCGTAACGTCATCCCAAACCGCAATACCTTGTTCGTTTATATGAGCAAGCCCTTCAGTTATTTTGTTTCTGGATAAGTTAAAGTATTCAAACGGAGGAACCTCTGCCTGCCAACCGGCTGCAAACTTTACCCGCCGTAACTGTATCAGGGTCTACGACATTGCCGCCTGGAGCAGTACCGGCCCATACTCTTGTCAAATTCGGTTTATCAGTCATGTATCACCTGTTAAAATATAAGTTGACCGAACTTTTCCGCCTAGTTCAGTATTGTTTACAGAGCCAAAACCTAATGACCCCGGTATGGTTTTAAAGCTGAAAAAATCATTACTATCAAATTCAGTTATATAAGAGGCTGAAACCCCTGCTGTCTTAGGGACTATATCAGTCTGTGATATTATTGATTTCTCGTTAAGGGTTAATCTCCTCCCTATACTTATCTCATAAGAAGCCTCTAACCCTTCTCTTATAAGTATAACAGGGGAATCAAACAAGAACCTCAACTGAGCTATTATTCTTCAGGAGTAGAAGATGTTGAGTTCTTACTATTCTAGCCTTAATAAATACCCTATACTCATCATCAGTAAGCAACCGTATCCCTTCAGCTGATCCATCTACCGCTATAAACCGACCACCTATACCAACATCAGAAAGGGTTCCAAACGATTGTGCTATAGGATTATCAGCAAAGCCAAAGTAATCAAATATCTCCGCGTCTATGAACTCGCGAGTTTGTCCTACTATAGAACCAAGTATATCGAGGTTAACCCCTGTAGCTGTTTCTATCCATCTCTTTTCTAACAAGTCTCTTAAAACAGATTCTAAACTATCAGCTTCATATAGTAATGCTTTTATATAAGCAATGAGTTTCAATGAGTCTCGGTATTGTGTGGCTAACCTGGACTCAGCTAAAGACTTATGATCTATAGTTGTTGAACTCAAGAGATCACCGTTATATTTGCTATTTGGAAATCTGCTATTTGTGTTATTGATATTGGTATGTTAATAACACCGTCAGCGGGAGAAGCTATGCTAATTTGCAAATCATCTATTTCATGCCCTGCTACGCTATTTATAGGAGTATAAAGCCTAGTGTAAATAACATCATCAGCAAGACCAAATGATCTGTTGTCTACTAGATCCCCATTAGCATAATCAACAATGGCTTGTTTTATAAGATCATCACCGTTAACAGGGTACTCAGCGAAAGTCGTTATTGTAACTTCAACGTATATAGTGACAGCGGTAGGTCTGGAAAAAGATATATCATGTGAAATACCTTGGCTGTCTATAATCTGTTCCGTTATATCACCGAAAGCCTGTATACCTGCGGGCTTCTTTAGCCATATGGTATCAGCTACGTCTATATTCGTACCACCCGATACGACCACTTGGAAAGAGTGAGCCGGTAGCCCGTTACCATCTACCGCGTCAGTATCGTTTTCCAATACTACCGCTTGAGTAACATTGTCAATATTCTCTATTGCTGCCCGTATACCGTCTATAATGGCTTGCGCGTCCCTTGCTACAGAACGCTGACGCCTAGCACGTAAGTCGCTGTCTGTCTCTTGGTTTGTACCTGGAGTCGCTGAGTCGGGGTTTGTAACGGTATCCCAGCCAGTTATCGGCGTATCTATAACCGTTACCGTAGCAGGCAAAAGTTCTATTGGCCCAAACTCCAAAGCGGTAGCGAATACGGTAGCATTACCCGAGCCATCTAATGTCACGTTATTATTGGTAGATAGCTCGTCATCAGTGTCGGTTGTACTTACCAAGCTACCTGCAACAATCAAGGTTCCTGGGTCACCTGTTAAATTCAACTCAACCCGACTACGGGTAGCCGGTAGTCGGGTTATACCGTTAAGCTGTACCAAGTTACTGAGCGTAACACCCGAAGACGCTTTAGGATTAAAAGCATTATAGGCTTCCTCCGCCAATTCCCATAGATTAGCATTAGACTCAGAGATTACCCCGTTAACCTGTCCATCCGGTGACTCGGGTGAAACATTAAAGTTGTCTCCGAAGATAGCCTTTACTTCTGAGTTTAGTTCTTCCAATAGAAGGTTAAGGCGCTTCCTTTTAAACCCTGTACTTGATACTCCATAATCAGACATTTATAGTCACCTTATCTTTGTCTATGAATCCAAAAGTAGTTTCAGCAGAAAACGATACAGACAATGTTCTTGATGAGCCACCTTCGTAAATCATAGAGAAGTCGGTTAACCTTTTCACACCTGGAGTCCTTAAAATTTTACTCTTGAATATGGACTCTATATTGGCTAAATTTGCCGGTTTTGTAAATACCTCTTGGAAGTAAGGTACGCCCGCATCTATGTCCAGGAACCATTCTCCAAGATAAAACAGTAACCGGCTGCGAACGTGCTGCACGACTTCAGCGGCATCTTCTACGGTTTTCAGCTTACCGCCTTGTATTATCAAATCGTTATTAGAGTCTAGAGCTCTGCTTATCATACCGGAGTTCCTGTATTTTGCTCACTGTCTCCACCGGAGTCAGCCGCTTGTGGGTGCGTGTGCGTACTACCGACGTCCTTACCGTTGTTAGTTAACGGCCCGGTGATATCTGCACCGCCGCTCATAGTAGCTACGCCACCGCCGCCCTGAGCCAGCGTACCGCCGACTATCACGTTACCCGCTAGGGTTATGGTAGGTGCAGTAATGGTACAAGCTGAGGACGCTGTAATGTCCGCTGTAGCCGCTGTTATAGCCGCTGACCCGCTAGCGGTTGCGCTAAGGTTTGCACAAGTTGCGGTAATGTTACCAACGGCCTCAGCTTTTATATTTGCTAGTGAGGTAACTGTTATATCTGAGTCAGATGTTATACCTATACTGGAATCATTGTTTAAAGATATAACCGCTGAACCGTCATCTTTTTTAACTTGTGTCGCCGTACCACTGTAAGAAGGAACTTTGTTTGGTAAAGAGGATAACCCTACTATAGCAGTAGCGTCGGAAAGACTATGGAACCGTTTAGCGTTCGGCTCACGTATACCGCCGAACTTATGCCAAGTGTCTATCGCACGTTCTGCAAACATAATAAGGCATTCATCACCCTTGGTAACAGGAAAGGTAAGTGAGAACCCCCCGCCCCTTGGAAACTGTATCGGTACGTTTATAAGTAGTGGTAAATTAGAAGGCGTTAGTGTCTCAGTGATACCGTCGCGCGTTATAAAGACCCGTTTAATGGTTGGTTGTATGCTGGCGGTTTGAGTAGCTGGATCAAAGCTTTCTATAATACCGGGCATGGAAGTATGGAGGTCTTTCAGCCGGTTAGCTATACCCTGTCTTATATTAGCTGCTAAAGTCGCTATCGCTGATTTCCCAATACTCATTGTATAATCCTACCTTTAACTGAGGAAAGCCAGTCACCGTCCCTTGAGTCGCCTTTAAACGTGACCTCCTGTATCTTATAAAGCCCTTCCGCCGTGGTTCTTTTATGTTACGGAAAACAAATTACCAATAGTAACCTCAGCGTTTAACGACTCAATAAGAAAAGCCCGGTTAGGAAGTAATCTAGGATTTAGCAACGTGGTAACATCAGCTCCAATTTCTGTAACCGTTGGGGAACCTATCATACCTGTAGCGGCTGTAATTAATACCGCCTCATCACCTTCTAACGGTTCGGTATCTGGCGTTATAACAATCTCTCCATCTTGTATACTCCAAGCAAACCCGTACTCCTCAGCAAAATTATCCATGATATCCTTGGAGGAACCTGAGAGTACTTGTCCACGTAGTTTGTCAGCTACTTGTGGTAAACCTTGAAGCGTACCAATATTAATGTCTGAGAAGGTTTTAAGGAGTTCCTCTATCGCTGATTTAACGCTAAGATTTTCGCTTAGTGTTTTGTTGAAGGTTGCGTTTTGCCAGGACTTTTCACCATCGCCTGAGTATATCGTTAGGAGTCTGTCCCTGCCTGCTTTGTTTTGGAATACGTTACGGACATCACCTTTAAACAGCAACCGCATATCACCTTCGTACCCGGCGTTTAAAACTATCTTGGTATAGCGCTCTTGTAAAGCCGACAAGGTATCTTGATTAGGATTGTACAGGGTTAACCGGGCTATGTTAGGGAAAGACAATATGCTCTTTGTTATCTCAAAGTTTACACGTAAACCTCTTATTATACGAGCTTCTCCGCCTGGAGGTATAACCGTCAACTCGTATACCCGTTTATACTGGCGAGCCATCTTGTAGCTCCTCTTCAGTTAGTATAAATAAACGGGAGAGTTTACCGAACTCATCTCTAGTAGGATCTTGCCGTTGGGGCTTTCCAGGTTTATGATGTAACCTATACCGATACCTAGGTTATACTGACCAAATATATCAGCGCCCGGTAGCAAGGCGATACCACTTACCAAGTCCTTACCACCAGCGGCTAAATCAAGAGACCAAACACCAGTCCGTGAGTTAAGCAAAACCCGGATATCATATTTAGTTTCTTTAATAACTATGCTGAATAACTGCTCAGGCTTAGAAGTTAAAGGTATCTCAATCATAATCCCACCCAGTCAACAACAGACTTAAGAACTGATTTATTGGTACTCTCTACCGCTTCTTTCCTACCTGTCTTTTCCGCCGGGGAAGCTTGTTCCTTGGCGGAACCTGCTTCTAACTGTTCTTCTGATAACTGAACTATCTCAGACTCAGTTATAATAACTTGTTGCAGGTCTATTGACATTCTAACAATACGGGAAGTGTTTTGTCTTGCTGAACGCCAACATTTGTTATGATCATATCGGTATACAGCCTTAGTTTAGTCTGTATTTCAATTGGTTCGCGTTCTTCTTGTAATTGTATAACGGCGTTATAGGCTGCATTACTACGAGTTATGTTCTCGCTAGTAGAGGTTCCGAATAAACCAGTTACCAAATCAACTATCTGACCAAGTGCGGCAACACCTAATGGAGTGTCAGAAACCTCAGCGAGTATATTAATCTGCTTAGGTTGCACAACAGCATTGTCCGTTATCTCAGCACCAAACTCTACCGGGTTATTGGTTAAGCTAACTTCGTTAACATGGCTCTCTGATATAACAGCATCTAACTGTATACCGCCTATGGACTTTTGCGTACGAATAAATAGATTCTCAAAGCTCATTATTGATCCACCGCGCTATTAAGATCTTGGCTTGTCTGCAAGAACACATCGTATACAGATTGAGCGATTTCTTCGGGGTTTCTACCGCTACCGTTAACCATTATTTCAAGCTTCTCAACTATGGTACTCGTACTGGTCTTAGAAGTTAACGGGGTATCCAAAGTACCTGAGTTGAACAAACCTACTTCACGGGTTAGGAACCCCAGACCTGCATTCTTAAGGAGGTCGTTTATCGGTCCGATTTTTTCTTCAGTTACGCCAATCTCTTTTGTTAAGAAACCAAGCCCTTTATCTTTTAACGCTTGGTTCATGGCGTCAGCGCCTTCCTCACGGAACAAGCCAAATATCTTATCCCAACCGTCAAATATCATCATGGTTAGGTCGTATACTTTTTGCAACACGCTGGCAACCGTTCTTATCTCACCCGCCCATTCAGGGTACTTCTCAAGCATATCACCTATAAAGCTTTCACCGCCTTCAAAGAATACCTTAGCATCTTCAACCAGCGCAACAAAAGCAAGCGCCAAAGCAGATAACAGTAGAGGCAATAAGAAGAACCCGGCGTTAGCTGCTAAAGTTGCAAGCGTTAAACCCCGCATCAGTGCGATCATTTGATACAAGTGAGTTAGAACCCGCATAGCCAGAAAAGCGCCCATCGCTATAGACAGGATCTTTAAAGCCATTGTGAGTTGATCTACCCACTTCGGTATGTTCTGTTCAATTATTTTGCGGTTAGCTATCCACCAGTCGGTAAATGTACCAACCATCTCTTTCATTATTGGCGCTAGTACTCGGGTAAACAGTCTGGATATATGTTTGGTAACTGACCACAAGTCAACTAGAGCGTCGTTAAACGCTGCTGATACTTTGGCATCTTCAGCGGTTGTGTCGCCTAGCGCCTTAGCCTTTACTGTCATCTCCTCTATGGCTTGCGGACCAAGTTGGAGCAGCCGTATAGAGTCTCTAAGACCCAGCTTATCAGCTAGTTCTATTTGCCTAGCGCGACCTAACCCCTGCATCCTACCAGACACTTCTTTCATCAGGTTGCTGGCGGATTTTACTTGCCCGTTAGCATCGGTGGTGGAAATACCAAGTAACCCAAAAGCCTCAACCCCAGAACCTACTCCTCGAGCCGCTTCAGAAGCCCGTAGAGACAATTCCCGGAGGGAGTTAGCCATACCATCGGCACTTCCCCCGGCAATTTGTTGAGCGTACTGTAGGGCGCTTACATTAGCTACAGTCTCCCCTATTTCGTCAGCTAGTTTACCCTGTTCATCCGATGCACGAGAAGAAGCTACTACCATACCCGTTAGAGCAGTAGCGGTAGCGGCTGCGACTTTAGCTAGATTTTTAACAACGCCGACAGTCTTGCCGATATCGTCTTTAAATTTCTTGGCTTCCCCGGAGTCATATTCAAACCCTAGACCCACCAATAATTCATCTATTAAAGCCATCTTACTTTCCTTTGGGTTTTTGGCTCATGGCTACCTTTAAATCCATTAGCTCGTGCATCGTCATAAGGTCTTCCATGGAATATGTACCGTCTTGTAAATCTTTTAGACTGCACATCGGCGGTTCATTTAATAACGGCCGATGTAAATACGTATCCACATTAGGGAACCTTTTAGGATCTACAGTGAATCCTGAACTCTGGCCAGAAGTGCCTCTGCCTTCTGGCCTTTTAGCAAATTTCCGTAATTCACCTTAATAACAAACATGAACACCTTATAAACATCCATGAGGTCATCGCCAGAGAAAGTCTGGTTGAAGGTTGTTTCTGTTATTTTGGTTCCGTCACAAGCTACACCAATAACAGCCGTTTTAACAAGCGCCGTTATTTCTTCAGGTGAGTTGGACTCAAACAGCAAAGCGATACCGTCGGAAAGAGCTTCTGCTTCTTCACCTTCGGTTGCTTTGGTCTTAGTTGATTTTAAAGCCATGGAAGCAATCTTACCGATACTGGCACCAAATGTCTTAGCCAGTTTCATCTTCATAAGTATTGCTTTTTCAGCAGGCCACTGAGTTACACTAAACTCGTGGTCGCCGATTTGAGTTGTTTCGGTATTACAAGCCATAACATAAACTCCCGGTATTCGTATTATTACCCGGCCAAGTAAATTCCAGGAGGAGGTATCTAATTAGGCCGGGATCCTTAGATAGTCCGCCCTCCCCCTGGAAACCTTTACCCCCCGTGAAGGAGATCCAAACGCTCTACTACAATGTTCCATTCTTGCGGTTGCGCGTTAGTACCGCGAGTCATATCTGCTGGACGTGTGATATAACCTTGCGTACCAGATCCCAAGTCCAAACCTTTGGTATCTTTAAACTGAACAAAGATAGGAACAAACGCACCGTTTTCTTGAGCAGTAATAAGCGCCGACAAGAACTTGTTAGAATCCGACGTTTGCATAAGCCGGAAAGTAACAGTACCTGACCGGTCTGCACTAATAGAAATAGTCATCTCACCATCTGTACCAACACTGTGAGCTGCCGAGTCATTTAGCCTTGCCAAGCTTATTACGTCGTCGCCTTCATCAAAGCCTGATATTTCCAAACCGTTGACAAGAAGTATCGTATTTAGGAAACTATAATCTTTCATTGCTTACCCCTTATCGTTCAAATACACCGTTGATCTGAGCGCCGTGAATGGCACCAGCACCGAGAACAACAAAGCTCAAACCTGGATACAACCGGGCTTCTTTGTCGGACTGGTTAATGTCTGCTACTGGTACGGTAATAGTCTTATAACCGTTAGCCAGGAACTCGCCGTCAATTGTTTCACCGGCTGCAATCAAACCATTGCGAACCGCTTCGTCCAATGCGTTGATAACTTGCTGTTCCAATGCTGCTACACCTTTGTCGGTATATGGAACCTTAGTTGTACGAGTTAGCAAGTAACCGAACACGTTTGTTTGAATTGCGTTTTCAAGCCAGTCAATACCGTGGACTTCGTCAAAGAAGGTATTGTTAGCCATACGAGATTCGGAATACATATCGCTCGCGCCAACCAGAATAAAGGCGTTGCCCCGTTTGCTATCCAGAACAGCTTTCTCGTTTTGAGTAAGTTGTTCAACGGTAATACCCGGTCCCTGTTTAAACTTCAACGTGAGTGTACTATTCGGTTGATTGAAGTTAACAGTAAAGGCGCGACCAAGAACAGACGCTGAAGGGTATTGACTAGGACTAGAGCTATATGTGCTAATGGTACGGCGTAGGTTCTTAGCCTTTAGTACGCTTAGTATGTCTGAGTCCGTTACGCTGTCCAAAGCATCCAGGTCGTTAGTAGTGTTACCAAACACTTTAACCCTAGCTTCACACCAGTCAGCAGCGGCTTCTACTGCATCTTCTGTATTAACAACAAATCCATCACGAATTTCTTTGGTGAATATTAAGCCATACCAATCAGGGTCAATATTCTGTATTGCATTCAGGCTAGAGGTAATGGTCTCAGCGGCTACCCCATTAGTCTTAGTGCCTTCCCCTTGCTGGATTTCCAAAAGGCTAGAAATGTCTGTGCCAGTTTCTTGCTCAAGTCCAAACCCGATAGTAGATGTTCCGCCTACTGTACCGGAGTTAATATAAAAACCGGGTTCCGTCATGCGTTACCGTTGCAGCAGCAAAACCACCAGTAGCAACCGCCTGAACCCCGGTCTCTAGGGTAGCGGCTATTTCAGTAAAGGTTACGTCACCTGAAAAGTCAAGTCCGCTAACGACGTCTGAGACACCATCTACGGTCAGGCCAAACGCCCCGTCACTAACGCCGGTAAACAGCGCAAGGTTATCTTCATTGTCTTCTACAGCGCCGCCACGGAGTTGAGCAGCTACGTCCGTAGGGTAACGGGTAGAAACTTTCAACTTCATTGGTTTTGGTTGCTGGCTGAATAAGCAGTTGCTGCTTTTACTACTTTCGGAAGTTCCAGGCCAATCGGCTGTCACCCCGTCCAGATTACTATAAGAACGAATACGCTCTGCAACACCGATAACACCAGTTTCAGCGGTAACGATGTTTAGAGTCCCAAAGCCTTTTCTCGCTGGAAAGGTAGCACCAATGGCGATACTAACACTTACCACATTTGAAACTGGGATTGTCATGTTATTACACCTCTGTATTAAAGTTATACTTTAGACCGCGATACTGAAACTCACTTGCTATGTCTATGGCTTGTATTGACTTAACAATGTCTTGATCAGTAGCTACGGTATTCAAAACAAGATCAAACTGTGATCTCTCTTCCCAACCGTCATCAGTCGGGCTATCTATATCCCTAACTTCAGAACGGCTTACCAAGCCAACACCAGCAGAACTAAACAGGGATTGGATTGACTCTCTTACTAAACCTATTCTAACTTTTCTAGAGTTATCCATTGCATTAGCTCTATAAAAGTTGATTGACATTGTTATATTCCTAAGACCTGATATATATTCAGTAACGTCTAGGTTATCCACATTGTCTTTAAAAATTCTTTGCTCCCAACCTAAAGACTCACTCGCTAAAAAATCAACTACAGCATAAGCACCTTGAGGTCTTGGAGCGCCTTCTTGCTTGGTTTTATTGTATACCCTGGAGTCTCTAAAACCAAATTTACAACGTCGCGAACCAGCTTGTTAATCGGTTCTTCTAGCAACATTAGTCTTTAACTCCCATAGCCGCTGTATAACCGTAGTCATCCCAATCGCCTGAGGTTACTACTTTATATCTTTGAGACTTATAGATAACAACGTCAGCGATCAAACCGGCTTCGTCATTTGTAGTAAGGATGGGTTTTTTAGATATGAACAGTTTAGTGTCTTTGTCCTTTTCACCTTCTGGCAAAACCTCCATTTGTATAGGAGTAGGCTGCTGAACACTGGCTAAGGTTTTAAAAGTAGAGGTTGATCCCTTTACATATAAGCCGTCAACATAATCGCCAGCAGCGGTTCTTTCTACCGTTATTATTTGTGAGGTATCGCTGTCTAATGCTTCAGATACATTAATAACCATTACTCATCAACCTCGTATGTTATAGACTGTCTAAGGTGACCTGTATCAACAAGCGGATTACCTTCGCGGTATACCAACGGAGGAGCATCAATATCTGTTATCTTATCTTGTACGTCGGTTTGAACGGCCAAGCCAACAATTCCCAAGGCTTGTTTGGTATCCATATCACCTTTTATAATCTTATAACTAAGCTTACGGAATAAGGTTTTGTAGTCTCGTTTCTTTTCGATAACAGTTGATCTAAGGAAACTACGCTCGGGGACGGAACCACTACCGAACTCATGTACTGTACCAACCATAATAACCGAGGTTCCATCTGGATAGTCGTTGCTACCTTGTGGCAAACCTACTTTAACCCCGTTTGGCCCTTTACCAAATACCTTACCGATACGCTCTAGTTCTTTAAGCGCCTTTTCCGGGGTCCGTATTATTCTGGTTCTTGACCTCATAGTTTATTAGCCACTAGCACGCCTGCAAAACAAGCGTTACGGATCATTAAGAACCGTTGCCCGTACACCGTACCCATATAAAAGTCATCACCGTCTGAGCGATCCTTGGTAGCTACTGCGCGAGTAACAGAAACTCCGCCCGCACTCTTGGAGCTTACCGGACCAACCTTAACAGAACTGTCACCGGCTTCACTGGCTTCAGCAGTAATTAATAGATGAGCTACTAGATAAGCCTGAGCGTAATCATACTTACCCAACCAACGATTCTCATCAGCACCCATATAGATCAACTGAGAGTCCTCTATGAAGATCTCAACTCTTGAATCAGGGTAAGTTACATCGTCAGAAAACTCAGGGAATCTTGCTCTAAAAGCGGCAACGGTAACAGCCATTACATTCCCCTTGTTGCTTGGTATATGATAATGGCTGCTAGTATACCGGCTAACCATTTTAGTAATAGTTTTTAGTTAAACGCCCAGTGCGACCCGTACTAATATCTGATGCAGTAGTTAATTCGCTTACTCCTTTTTTACTAACTCTATACTGTCAGCATTACCTTTAAGAGCAGTTAATATCATGTCTGGATTGTGCTCGGCTTGCCATAGTTCCAAGCGCGTCATACGTTCATCACCAGTATCTAATCGTTTACCAAACCTTACAATGACTTGCTCATGGTTAGTAACTCTCTCTTCTAACCTTATAACCTTTTCTAGCTTGCCTTCTATGCCGGATAATCTCTTCTCTATTGTTTCCAAAACCCTCCATAATCTAGAGTCGCGATCGTTATCAGCCACAATAATCATCCGGTTTATTATGTGAGTTTATAGAACATTCCTTATAACCCTGATTAAGATTATAAGGAATAACCCCTGTTACCAAGGGTTAATCCAGGAGCTTACTTCTTGGCTTTAGGCATTGCCTGAGACTTTGACTTTGACTTAGAAACTTCGCTTTCAAGTTCCTGGTCGTCCTGAGTCTTACCAAAACCCAACTTACCTTCTTCTTTCAATTGAGCCACATAAGTATCAACGTCTTTACCGTCTTTACCTACAAACTCTTCCCAATGCTTGTCGTCTACCACGTTAAAACCTGGAACGACTCGCACTGTAACCCGGTTACCCTTTTTACCAATGGTTTTCAGGTTATACTGTCGCTGAGTGTTATTGATTACACCGGCCATGATATCAAATTCCTGTAGCGATTGCGAGTGACAGCGGGTAATAGATGTTAAGACCCGCCAAAACGGTTACGACCCGGCACAACAAACTCAAGGTTCTTTTGTTGTACGGGCATCATTTCCAACTCTACAGGGATTTCCAATTGCAGCTTATCCGGGTTACGGTCATAAGCTACCATTGCATCCGTTGATAGGTTGGGATTAAGCTCTGATGAGCATTCGTTAACAGGGATAATATCATCCACACTGTTCAGGTACGGGCTGTTCTGTACCAGGAACATCAGGATAGTAGTATCGCTGTTACTTGCACGAGGAGTAGAGCTGATATAAGACCACTGAGCAGGAGGTAGCATCAGCGTATTGCCGCGCTCAACCATTTTTGGTAGTCTCAAAGATATCAGCGAACAAGTCGTTAACATCAAACAAAATTTCGTCCGGTGTTTTGCTTGCCCAATCAGATGTTGCGCCCGCGCCATTAACAACGGCACCAGTTGGGATATTAGGGTGATCAAACAAACCCGGCAAACCACTAGGGGCATCACCAAAGAATGCAACGTCGTTAACCTTCTGCTCTACAGATCGCATAGCAGCGTTTGCACGACGTTGATCCAAAGCTGCACCAGTTAGCTGGGAAGCTTGGATCTCATCCAGGTTATAGCCGTAAGAGATACCTACAGACCGAACCGGAATGGTTGTTTCTTTACCGGCAACATCTGCACGAGGCAAGTCGTCAGCATAGGCTTGGATAATCTTAGCCGCGCCTACTTGGTCATACGTGCGGTAAGTGATTGAAGTAACACCCGGACCACCTTCGTTGGAAACAGGGAAAAGGCTACGCGCCTGAAGTTCAGCATACTGAACATCATAGCTACGTGCTTTAATGTGCTCCAACTGGCGCTGGAAGAAGAACGCGCCGTCAGCATCCAGGATACCGTTGTTAATAGCTTGACTAATAGCACCGTCAAGTGTGGTTTTGGTCGGCCCTTGTACAACGGCATAATGTGCGCCGTCAAACTGTACAATGGAGCCGTCACGGAGTTTCAACTGTTTCATTTAATTGCTCCTTATGCGCCAGCGGTTACGGCGGAAGTTGAAAGACGTACTACAGCCAGCTCACCAGCTACGGCGGTAGTTTCCCAAGAGGCACCATCAAGGCTAGTACTACCAGCACCAGCAGCGCCGGAGTCCAGAACACCTGTGCCGTCGGCATAATTAACAGCGTCACCGGGTACACATCCAGTAGGGCATACTGCCCAAATATAACCGCTACGCATTACACCGGCTGTTTCTTTGGCATTCCATTGGATAGCACCAGCAGTTCCGCCTTCTTTTTCAAGTGAGCGAATGGTAATACCCAGGAAGTCGGCGGAAGCAGCGGGAACAATTTGCTTGTCGGCATCTGTTCCGCGAGTTACTGCAACACCAAACGCAATACCACCGGCTGTTTCTACCGCACGAGATACGATGTCATGAGGCGCTTGAGCGTAAATAAGACCGGCGTAAGCCTTGCCTTGACGGATATCATAAGAAGTTTGTGCGCTCATTATTTAGCACCTCCTTTCCAAAGGTTACGGTTCCGCTCGAGCATTTTATCACGGGCGATAATATGAACCGGGCGAGTGTCTTCAACTTTGCTGTCTTTGGTTGTAACTTCCTGACGGAAAGCACTGTCCAAATCGTTAACACCTTGTACGGATTCAACCAGCATATCAAAACGGGCTTGGATGTAATCTGTAGAAACAGAGTCCATCTGCACGTTTGCACACTTAGCCGCGACCGCCTCTTTCATCAAACTGGCGTTGTCCTTACCTTCCCATTCAACTTCGGGTAGGATCTTACGGACTTTGTCAACCAGTTCAGTACGCGCTGCAACCAGCTTGTCCAGGGCGTCAGCCGTTGGAACCTTGCTTGTTGCGTCGTCAAGTTTAGCCTTCAAAGAATCTTCGGTTTTCTCAGCCGCTTTTTTGGCTGCTTCCGCTTCATCTTCTTTAGCTTTCTTCTCTTTCTCAATTTCTTCGGCTGACATTTCAGCATCTGTCAGGCGAGTGTGCAGTTTCCCAACCGCTTGTGCCGCCTGATCAGATACTTCATAGTCAACCTCATCAATGGTGATCTTAGCCATTTTGGTTATGTCTCCTAGGTTAGGAAGTTGGTCGGCTACTCTGCAATCTCTTCCAGCGCGACCACGCTCTACAATAGCAATGTGATTGCCTTTTATATTCCTCTGAACGGCATCATACTGCTCGCCGTCTGGAGAAACACCGGGAGTCCAGTCTATATCCGCTGTATAGCCGTTGGACAATTCTGCTTTGCCGCTTTCAATATCTTGTATTGATTTAGCGTCAATAATAAATAGGTCTGATTTGGCAAAACAACCATCACGCGTAAGAGTTGGGCCAGCATGACCAACTGAATACTCTTTTGCGTTACTGGCGTTGACAAGTACAGGAGGATGGTTGTTTGTTACGGGCTTGTTGCTAAACGAACTAAGGGACATGTCTGAAAACACTTCTTCCTCAGGCCGATATACCCTTACAATATCATCAGGCTTGCGGTCTTCAACACCCATCTCACCGGCTAGATACTCCTGTATACCAATGCGAGATATTCTTGCCGGTACAACAAGAAAGCCCTCATCAGTGTACTTACGTTCTGAGTTTATATCCAGTCTGTCTTTGAGAAACATCTCTTACCGCCTTCTGGGTTAGATTGTATGGTAATTCATATTCCAAATAAATAAACCAACTAAGCGATTCTATTTTTAAACCTGTATTAAGATTCTACTCTACCCCCTCTTGCGTCAAACGAGACATCGCATACAATAGTAGGGAATCCCGTTGTCTTGAATCTATATAAACCAGATCCCGCTGACTCTAGTATATCAAAAGCGTTATCAGAATAAGTTTTAACCGTTAGGTAAGTGTCTCCTAATTTCTTTTGTAACTCAACAGAAGCACCTGACCATTCTCCTCCTATTGTTACTTGCATCAACCCTCCTAATGTAAGAATATTAAAAGAGGATATACCTTCGTCATTGATATCTGTTATTAAACTCATTAATAAACTCCTTGGTCTGTTTGAGGTATGCTTATCAACCCTAGCGCCGCTATGTGATCCTGCGCTGCCTCCAGCCTGTCGCCCAGTATCACCGCGATAACGTCCGGGCTTGCAATGCCGCCGTTGATCTGTAGCAGTGCCTGTGATCGTGTGGCGGCTGCCAAGTCCATGTCCGGTGAGTGGTCAGGTGCTTGTAACGGCTGGCCTGCTAGCTGTGCGAAGATAGGCTTGGCGACGGTTGAGCCTACTGCGTACAGGTTGCCTTGTTCGTCTTTGTAAGATGCCGTGCTGAACGTGCGGTCGTCTGCGCTGGACTCGCCGAGGCATAGGGCTAGTTGGTTGGCGTCGGGGATGTGGGCGATTGGGGAGGCTATTGTTGCCCTTTGCTGATATAAGGTGGTCATAGTGTTACTCCTGATAGATTGGCAAGATACTGCCTTGACAAAAACCTTGTCCTTTGCTGTCATTTCAGGCGCTCTCAGTATTGCGCCATAAAACCTACCGTTAAAATATTGTTGCGATGACAAACTGGACAATAAAACTATATCGTTTGTTGCGGCAATACTGCCAAAGCTACCAGACACGGAATTAACGATACTCCCGTCCAACACATAATCTAACTTCGTAGCATTATGATGCAGCTCAGTTAAGAAGTTGATGT